CCAAACCTTGCCCAAGTGCCAAGTGACGACAGATTTAGAGAACTTTTCACTGCAAGTCCAGGGTTATGTATGGTCGGCGCTGACCTTAGTGGCATTGAGCTTCGTATGTTGGCACATTACCTCGCCAGATATGATGGAGGCCGATACGCGGACATCCTACTCAACGGAGACATTCACCAAGTAAATGCAGACAAGATTGGAATCACAAGGAAGTTGGTCAAGACAGTTACGTATGCCTTTCTTTATGGGGCAGGTGACGAGAAGATCGGGCACAGTTACGACAAACAGCTTTCCTCGGACAAGGCGAAGAGGAAAGGTAAGGAGATCCGTACAGCGTATGTTGAAGCTATTGATGGCCTGGATCAGCTTCTTGCAGCAGTCAAAAGCGTATCGGCAAGAGGTTATATCAAAGCGATTGACAAACGCCGGATCAAAGTTGACAGCTCACACAAAGCCCTCAACTACTTACTTCAGGGATCCTCTGCTGTACTAGCTAAGCGTTGGATGGTAATTAATCAAGACACTGTAAAACAAACACAACTCTGCTGTAGTCAACTTGCTTTTGTGCATGATGAACTGCAGTTTGAAGTAGCACCAGAACATGCACAAGACTTACAAACATCCTTGGTATATTCAGCTGCAGCGGCTGGAGAATTCTACAACCTCCGAATCCCAATCGCAGCAGAAGCAAGCCAAGGACAAACTTGGAAAGACACCCATTGACGAAACTACTGATAGACGCTGATTACATTGTATACAAATGTTGTGCTTTTACTGAGGATGAGGTAGACTGGGGCGATGATGTTATCATGGTCGTGTCTAAGTTCTCTGAAGCATACGATGCAGTACAGCGTGAACTAAATAAAATTAAGAACGAGTTTCTGTGGGATACACCAGAAATGGTGCTATTCTTCAGTGACTCTAAGAATTTTAGGAAAAAAATTTACCCTGATTACAAGGGTCATCGAAATAGAAAGAAACCCTGTGGATACAGGCGGGTTATCTCAGCACTGGCTGATGAGTGTGCTGTTATCAGGATGCCTGAGTTAGAGGCAGACGATGCGATGGGTATTTATGCTACATCACATGATGACTGTATCATCTGCAGTCCTGATAAAGACATGCGTCAAATTCCAGGGCGGTTGTATGATCTAACCGAACAACACATTATCACAAAAGAGCAGGGGCAGAAGTGGCACCTTGTTCAAACTTTAGCTGGAGATCAAACAGATGGATACTCAGGAGTCCCTGGTATTGGTGTTAAACGTGCCATCGGACTATTTGAAAAGGAAGGCTACTCTTGGAAGACCGTGGTGGAAACGTTTGCTACAAAGGATCTTTCGGAAGAAGTTGCACTACAAAATGCAAGACTCGCAAAAATCCTTACAGCAGAGGACTATGACAAAGAACCCATTCTCTGGACCCCCGCCGCCGATTACGAAGTTGACGATGGAGCAGGATCTAAAGATGCGTCAGATTAAAGATGCATTAGAGAAGCCTGATACAAGAAAGGAAGACATCATTACCCTATTCATAGCATTACAAAAGCAGTGTTTTGTATTGGGTAACAACATGCAACAACTACTAAAACAATGGAATCACCAATCCACTACGGAAACAACTGGAATGTCGGGAACTTCATCCGACAGCAGGGTTTAAATTTCCACTTAGGTAATGCTATTAAATATATCTGCCGTGCCGACTATAAAGGTAACAAGGCAGAAGACTTGAAGAAAGCTATTCACTATTTAGAAAATGAGTTACAGCACACTACTAACACAAGCAAAGGAGTTTCGGACATCGTTTGGCGTCAAGTCCTCGGAGACACAAGTGGAGATGCAGAAAGCTTTGATCGATGAGGAATGGTCAGAGTTTCATGAATCGTATCACATGGGAACAGATGAAGAGGAATTGAAAGAACTATGTGATCTTGTTTATGTTTGCTATCAATATGCTGCAAACCTCGGATGGGATCTTGATGAAGCAATGGATCGTGTCCATAAATCAAACATGTCAAAGCTTGGGGAGGATGGTAAACCTCTTTACCGAGCAGACGGAAAGGTTCTAAAAGGACCAAACTACCAACCACCAAATTTGAAAGATCTCGTTAACAATGCCTGAAGTTATTGCTAGGACCGGACGTGTGCAGAGTTGGATTGATGATCCTACTTCCCGGCTCCCTGTATCATGCACCGTATTCGTTGTTGAGGACTCTATGACAGGTCCTAATGGCATCGAAGCAAGCTGGAAGTTTGTTAGCCATGCTCTACGTTATGGAGCAGGGTGTGCTGTACACCTTTCTAAGATTCGTGGCCGTGGTCATGAGAATGGAAAGGGTTTAACTGCTTCTGGTCCTATCTCCTTTGGTAAAATTTATTCAACACTAAATGAAACACTCCGTAGGGGTGGGATTTATAAGAATGGTGCTGTGGTTCTTCACCTGGACCTCGATCATCCTGATATCCTTGAATTTATCAACACCCCTCGTCATGAATTTCCTTGGGTTAAACGATGCGTCAATCTTACCCACGAAATGTGGGAGGATTCGCAGTACAAGGAAGAGTTGCTTGAGGGTATCAAGCGTGGCGACATCTGGTTGAACAAAATTCGTAATGATCCCTATGGAAATCGAATCTACGGTAACGTCTGTCTTGAAGTATACTTGCCCTCACGAGGAACATGCCTCCTACAGCACGTCAATCTCGGTGCCTGTGAGCTTGAAGACATCTCAGCTGCATTCTATAAAGGTATGTCCGAGCTGTGCCAACTACATGGTAGAACAGGTGTCGGAGATACTGGAGAATACCTCCCGTCTAAAACTGATCGACAGGTGGGACTCGGAATGCTTGGACTTGCAAACCTCCTCCGTAGATACAAAGTAACTTACAGAGATTTTGGTCTTACACTAGACGACTACATTAATGGTGGACATGGATACTCTAAAGCGTATCTAATTGTCCAAGCTCTTGCTCAGGGGATCCGTGATGCAGCTAAAGTAGCACAGGCTAACAATATGGTTAGGGCCTTTGCAATTGCTCCTACAGCGTCTTGTAGCTACCGCTCCGTGGATCTTGACGGTTACACTTGTACTCCTGAGATTGCTCCACCTATTGCTCGTACTGTGGACCGAGATAGTGACACCTTTGGTGTCCAAACATATGAATATGGTGACGTAGAAGTTGCCTCTGAAGTTGGGTGGAATGATTACAAGCGTGTTGCTGATGGCATCATGACCCTTCTTTCTAGAACTGGACTTGCTCACGGTTACAGCTTCAATTCTTGGAGTGATATTGTAACCTACGATGAAGAATTCGTGGAGCAGTGGCTTGAATCGCCCCAGACATCTCTTTACTATTCCCTTCAAGTGATGGGAAATGTTCAGGATAAATCTGATGCGTATGCTGCTCTGGATGAGGCTGAAGTTGATGATTACCTGAACAATCTATTTAATGAAAACGACCTTAACTGTGATTGTCAAGAATGAATCCTTATCAAAAGCTACAACAACGGAAAAGAAAGTGGACACCTGTCCAGACAACTGCTGGTATTTGCAAAGAAGGTGCGGAAGAAGCAATCCACCGTGCTCTTGCATTGAGACATATGGAACTGCCTGTGGGAGATTTTATCAATGACGCTTTGGCCACTGACATTCCGGATCTGGCAAGGGATCTACTTGTGTCGAACGTTAGGGATGAGGAAAACCACGACTTGGCTCTTGGTTACATTGCCAATGCTTACGGCGTTGATCCTCAAGCTGAGAAGGAAGCGATGGCTCTCCGCAAGGCGTGGGTGTCGCATCCAGATCACACTGTCTGCAAAGCGATGGTTGCCGAGCGTGCAATTTTCTTCGTTCTTCTCCCTTTCTTTCGCTTTAATGGTGACGCTGGTATGCGAACAGTCAGTGCCGACATCTCTCGGGATGAACAGATCCACGTTGCATGTAACTCGCTCGTCTGCAGCGAGTTGGGACTCCGACCATCTAATTCCTTGGATAAACTGAGGAAAGCTACTATCAATTGGGTTATGCAACCACTTAAAAATGCATCACCTGATAAATATTTAACGAAAAATTTTTGGTTGGATTCGAGTGACCGACTGATGTATGAAGGTAAAGCTCCTGAGCTTTCCGCTACACGGTCTGCTAGGATGCCAGCCTTCTTTGAACATAGTAATGTCAACCTCCCCCAATACGCTTAGTCTATTAGATGTGCGTGGCATGACTGCTAATGCCATGCTTACTAAATTAGAAGAAACATTTCCACCAACTAACCCTACACCTGAAGATACAATGGAAAAGATTATGTACCGATCTGGTCAGCGTAGCGTCGTTGAGTGGGTCATCCAATATATGGAGGATAACGAGTAATGTCAATTTCTACACAATACGGTGCCAATCCTTATTATTTTGGCCATGCTGATTACGGTGGTAATATTGCTGCTGGTAACAATCCACTTCAAATTTTAAATTATTTAAATCAAAATCTTGGAAGACTTAGGGGAGTTAATGTTCCCGGTAGTGGAGGTATTTATGATATCGCAATGCGGGAAGCCAATACTTACCGTCAACAGCAAGAACAACTTAATGCTCAAAAACAGCAAGCTAATTTCCAACAACAAATCCAGCAACAACAGCAACAATTTCAACAACAACTTGCTGCTCAACAAGAGCAGGCCAAGGAAGCTCAGCAACAGTTGATGATTCAGATGAATAAACCTGAGCGTGCTCCTGCTGAAGTTAGGATGGCTGGTGGTAATGAACAACAACAGCAATTACGTAAACGCGGTACAACTGGTTACTTTGGTAGACAGGGTCTTCGTATTGGATCACTGAATGTACCAACTCCAGGAATGCAAATGTCAGCAGGTGCAGCTATGCAGCCTGCATCCGGAACTTTCGTATAATTAACAAATGTCAGCTAAGAAACGGTACGACTATTTATCTAAAGATCGTTCTCAGTTCTTAGACGAAGCTGAACAGGCATCAGAGCTTACACTTCCATACCTTATCCGTGGTCCTGAAGAGTACCACATGGGGATGAAGAATCTCATTACACCGTTTCAAAGTGTTGGGGCGAAGGGGGTAGTTACTCTAGCATCAAAATTGATGTTAGCTCTACTCCCCGTTCAAACCAGTTTCTTTAAACTACAAGTAGATGAGAGTCAATTGGGTCAAGAGTTTGGACCTGAAATTAGATCCGAATTAGACCTATCCTTTGCAAAGATTGAACGCATTATCCTTGAATCAATTGCAGCATCAGATGATAGAGTGGTGGTACACCAAGCACTCCTTCACCTTGTAGTTGGTGGTAATGCTCTAGTCTTTATGGGTAAGGATGGACTTAAGCTTTATCCTTTGAATCGCTACGTCGTAGATCGTGATGGTAACGGCAATGTGATTGAAATAGTCACTAAAGAACGCATTGCAAAAAAATTAATTGAAGATCGTTTACCTAAAGATTACTTCAATGGTAAACTTGTTACATCAGATGAAGATGATTCTGATGGTGATTGTGATGTATACACCCATGTAAAACGTGACAACAATCGTTTTGTATGGCATCAAGAAGTATATGATCAAGTCATTAAAGGATCACAAGGTAAGTCACCCATTGATGTGAACCCTTGGATTCCACTCAGATTCAATACAGTCGATGGTGAGAGCTATGGTCGAGGTAGGGCAGGTCAGTTTATTGGTGATCTCAAGTCCCTCGAAGCACTCACTCAGGCACTTGTAGAAGGCTCTGCAGCAGCTGCTAAAGTCGTCTTCCTAGTTAGCCCCTCAAGTACTACTAAACCATCCACTCTAGCCAGTGCTGGTAACGGTGCAATCATTCAAGGTAGACCTGATGATGTAGGTGTTGTGCAAGTAGGAAAGACTGCTGACTTCAGAACTGCCTATGAGATGACACAAACCTTTGAACGTAGGTTGAGTGAAGCATTCCTTATTCTTAATGTAAGGAATAGTGAACGTACAACTGCAGAAGAAGTACGTATGACACAGATGGAATTAGAACAACAGCTTGGTGGTTTGTTCTCACTATTGACTGTTGACTTCCTTGTTCCGTACCTTAATCGTAAACTGAGTGATGCTCAGAAGAAGGGAGACATCCCTCGTATCCCTAAAAATATTGTTAAGCCAACTATTGTTGCTGGTATTAATGCACTTGGTAGAGGACAAGATCGTGAAAGCCTAGCTCAGTTCCTTACTGTTCTTGCTCAAACCGTTGGTCCAGATTCCATTGCACAGTTTATTAACACTGATGAGGTTATTAAACGTCTGGCTGCAGCACAGGGTATTGATGTCCTTAATCTTGTACGTTCTATGCAAGAGGTACAGGGTGAGCGTCAAGCTGCTATGGAACAACAGATGGCAATGCAACAACAACAAATGGAAGTTGATGCAATGAAGGCACCAATCAATGATCCATCCAAGAACCCTGAACTTAATCCACAACTAACACAACAACCACCTAGCTAATATGGCTGAAGTAATGTCTATGATCTCGGAAGAGACAGCTCCGGGAGAACTCAATGCA